CAAATTGAAGTGTACTATACACTAAAGAACACACCTTAGGACCGGTACTCGTTACCGAGTGTGTGGGCGGCTGCTGCCTGTGTTAACAGATTCGCTACCTCGAAACACAAAGTGAGCAAAATTATTTCATCCATCACAAAGAACGTATATATTATACCATGACAAAAACATCCACTTATCAAATTAAAGACATAGGCCTTGCGGCCTGGGGACATCAAGAAATCACCATTGCCGAGCATGAGATGCCTGGCCTGCGTGCAGTGCGAGAGAAATATCTCCAGCAACAACCTCTCAAAGGAGCACGCATAGTAGGCAGCTTGCACATGACCATACAAACTGCTGTGCTGATCAAGGTGTTGCGAGATCTAGGCGCCGAAGTGCGCTGGAGTTCATGCAACATCTTTTCCACTCAAGATCATGCCGCGGCAGCCATAGCTGATCTTGGCATACCAGTATGGGCCTGGAAAGGCGAAACTGAAGAAGAATATTGGTGGTGCATAGACCAAACCCTAGAGGGATGGGAGCCCAATCTCATCTTGGATGATGGACATGACCTTACTGACCGACTCATCACACACTATCCTCATTTGGTGCCTGGCATCCTGGGCGTGAGTGAAGAAACCACCACAGGCATTTTGCGACTGAGAGAAAAAGCCGCCAACGGCAAATTACCATTCCCGGCCATCAACGTGAACGACAGCGTGACCAAGAGCAAGTTTGACAACCTGTATGGTTGCCGAGAAAGTTTAGTAGATGGCATCAAGCGTGCCACAGACGTCATGATTGCTGGCAAAGTGGCCGTAGTGGCAGGATTTGGTGATGTGGGCAAAGGCTCGGCTGCAGCCTTGCGTGCGTTATCAGCTCAAGTTTGGGTTACAGAAACTGATCCCATATGCGCACTCCAAGCTGCCATGGAGGGCTATCGTGTGGTTGACATGCACTATGCCGCAGACAAAGCTGATATTTTTGTAACAGCAACTGGCAATGTCAATGTGATCACAATCGATCACATGTTGCGCATGAAGCACAATGCCATTGTGTGCAACATAGGGCATTTTGATAATGAAATTGATATAGCAGCCTTGAGCGAATGCGAATGGACCGAAGTCAAGCCCCAAGTAGACCTAGTCAAGATGTCCAATGGTCGACAGATCATAATATTGGCCAAGGGTCGACTGGTGAATCTTGGGTGTGCAACTGGTCATCCCAGCTTTGTGATGTCAACCTCGTTTACCAATCAAGTGCTGGCTCAAATTGAGCTGTTTGGGTCTCATGCCAATTACCAAGCAGGCAAAGTATATACTTTGCCAAAACACCTAGATGAAGAGGTAGCCCGGTTGCATCTTGCGCAAATAGGTGCTACACTAGAACAGTTGACAGACCAACAGGCTCACTACATAGGAGTCACAGTTGGTGGTCCTTACAAGCCCGACAGTTATCGATATTGACAGGAGATTCACATGGACGACCGCATTTTTTCAGGCGAACAAAAAGCCAAGCTCACGCAAATGATCAACGAAGGCATGCAAGTCATGCACGAAGTAGAAACCCTTAACGGTGGCCTATCAGATACCATCAAGGCTGTGGCTGAAGAATTAGAAATTAAACCTGCCACGCTAAAGAAAGCAATCAAGATTGCTCACAAAGCATCATTGGGTCAGACCAACAAAGACCACGATGAGCTCAACACTATCTTAGAAACTGTTGGCAAGACACTTTGACCGTCTTTAGTTTATCTGCAAACTCAAGGGTACAAAAATTTGCACCTAAAAATTTTGCAGGTAAATTTTGCCTACAACCATACAACACTATAGAGATTGATCCCAATGGGTTTGTGCGGTTGTGTGGATGTGCCGCTTGGATGCCCACTACAGTTGGAAATATTTTTCAGCAATCGTTAGCATCCATGTTGGGTTCACCATTAGCAGTAGAGATTAGAAAATCAATAACTCAAGGAACCTATGATTATTGCAATGAAGCCACATGTGGGGTAATTGTCAACAATCAACTGGTGGGGCAACAACAATTAGGCTCTAGCGATCTTGATTTGATCGCTCACCCCGAACAATTTCAATGGCCCAGGGAAATTTTTTTATCTGGCGATCGTACTTGCAATTTAAGTTGCCCTAGTTGTAGAACATCAATTGTAAAATCCAAACCAGAAGAAGTTGAAAAAAATCAACTACTGGGCAAAGTCCTAGCAGATAATTTGTTCACTATCCCTAGTGATAAAGTTATTACATTACATCTAAGTACCAGTGGAGAGTTATTTGCTAGTCCTATGTTGCTGAATTTTTTACAAAGTATTAACCTAGAGAATTTTCCAAATCTAAAAATATGGATTCAAACCAATGGGTTATTGTGCAAAAAAATGTGGCATAAAATTAGTGCTGTAGAATCAAAAATACAAAATATAACTGTCACAATAGATGCCGCGCAAGCAGATACATACCATCTACTTCGTCGAGGCGGCGCTTGGTCAGACATTCAAGACAACCTGGAATGGTTGCAACAAAAGAAAAAACAACTGGCAATGACCTTACACACTCGCATGGTAGTGCAACAAAAAAATTATCAACAAATGAAATCTTTCCATGACATGAGCATGAGCTACGGTGCTGATCAAATTGACTATTGTAGAATTACTAACTGGGGCACTTACCCACCTGGTGAATTTTCAACGCATGATGTATTTGATCCAGCACATCCCGAATATCAATTGGCTATGCAAAGTCGGCAACAAGTGGCCGACTTACCACGCTCGTGGTTTGCAGGAGGTATGTAAACAATGAGTTATGTTGATGCACTTTTTGATCGCGAACGAGATCGCATACACATTGTGGGCAGGCGAGATAGTCAACGCTACTATGAAGAATTCCCAGCCACATACATCTTTTACTACGACGATCCAAGAGGCAAGTTCCGCTCAATTTATGGCACGCCAGTTGCAAGATTTTCCACACGCAATTCAAAAGAATTCCGCAAGGAAATGGCCATGCAAAAAGGCAAGCAGATATACGAAGGTGATATCAATCCAATATTTCGATGTCTTGAGGAAAACTACAAAGGTCAAGATGGGCCTAAGTTGCATATGGCATTTTTTGACATTGAAGTAGACTTTGATCCCGAGCGTGGGTTTAGCCGTCCAGATGATCCTTTCAATCCCATCACAGCAATATCGGTGTATCTTGCATGGATAGACCGACTGGTTACTCTTGTGATACCACCCAAGAGCATGAGCTGGGACACTGCTCAAGAAATAGCAAGTGAGTTCTCCAACTGTTTTGTGTTTGAGCGTGAGGCAGACCTACTGGACAGTTTTCTAGATGTCATAGCCGATGCAGATGTCTTGAGTGGCTGGAACTCGGAAGGTTACGATATTCCATACACTGTGAATCGTGTTACTCGGATGCTGTCAAAGGATGATACTCGCAGATTTTGTTTGTGGGACCAACTGCCCAAGCAACGCACGTTTGAACGATTTGGTAGCGAGAACATCACATTTGATCTTATTGGTCGTGTGCACATGGACTATATGCAACTGTATCGCAAGTACACCTATGAAGAACGCCACAGCTACAGCTTGGATGCAATCTTGGAGTACGAAGACCTTGGATCAAAGACCAAATTTGAAGGCACCCTGGATCAGCTCTACAATCAAAATTGGAAGACCTTTATTGAGTATAATCGACAAGACGTAAATGGTCTTGCACAGATTGATAAAAAACTTCGGTTCCTGGATCTAGCCAATACCCTGGCCCATGAGAATACTGTGCTCCTGCCCACTACTATGGGTGCAGTGGCAGTGACCGAGCAGGCCATCATTAACGAAGCTCACGAACGAGGACTGGTAGTGCCCAGCCGCCGTGCACGTCTAACTGATGAAGACACACAGGCCGCAGGTGCCTATGTGGCTTATCCTCAAAAAGGCATGCACCAATGGGTGGGGTCAATTGACATCAACAGTCTATATCCTTCAGCTATTCGTGCCATGAACATGGGATCCGAAACCATTGTGGGACAACTGCGTCCCATCATGACTGACCACTATATCAAAGAAAAGATTGCCAAGGGCGCAAGTTTTGCGGCTGCCTGGGAGGGCTTGTTTGGCAGTTTAGAATACACTGCTGTGATGGAACAACAACGTGGCACAGAGATCACAATTGACTGGCAAGACGGCGAGGAGTCAGTGTATTCGGGTGCGGAAATTTGGAAGATGATATTTGACAGCAATCAACCCTGGATACTCAGTGCCAACGGCACAATCTTCACTTATGAAAAGGAAGGTATCATTCCAGGCCTGTTAAAACGTTGGTACGCCGAACGTAAAGAAATGCAGGCCAAACTAAAGGAGTGCACAAATAAACAAGATGAAGAATACTGGGACAAACGCCAACTGGTTAAAAAAATTAATCTCAACAGTCTTTATGGTGCTATTCTTAATCCTGGCTGTCGCTTTTTTGATAAGCGAATTGGCCAATCCACTACCCTGACTGGTAGGGCCATTGCCCGGCACATGGACGCCTATGTAAACGAGTGCATCACGGGTGAGTATGATCATACTGGTAAAGCAATCATCTATGGTGACACGGACTCTTGCTACTTCTCGGCTTGGCCGGTGTTGGAAGATGAAGTTCGGTCAGGCGCCATGACCTGGGACAAGGACACTTGCATTGCTCTCTATGATTCAATTGCTGAGCAGGTGAATCGCAGTTTTCCGGGATTTATGGAACAGGCCTTTCACTGCCCAAGAGAAATGGGTTCGGTCATACGTGGTGGTCGCGAGATTGTGGCCAGTCGTGGATTGTTTATTACCAAAAAACGCTATGCTGTGCTCTATTACGATAAAGAAGGTCGCAGGTACGATGTTGAGGGCAAAGCAGGCAAGGTCAAGGCCATGGGCTTGGACTTGAAGCGCAGTGATACACCAAAAGTAATTCAAGAATTCCTCAGCGCAGTACTAGATGAGGTCTTGTGCGGTGCCAGTCGAGAATCAATTATTGAAAAGATCAAGGCATTCAAATATGAATTCAAAGAGCGCCCGGGCTGGGAAAAAGGATCACCCAAACGTGCCAACAATGTCACCATGTATGGCAAGAAAGAAGAGCGTGACGGCAAAGCCAACATGCCCGGCCATGTGCGTGCTAGTTTGAACTGGAATGCCATGCGTCGCATCAATTCTGACAACTACACCATGCAGATCGTGGATGGCATGAAAGTGATTGTGTGCAAACTCAAGCCCAATCCCCTGGACTGGACGTCCATAGCCTATCCCACAGATGAACTTCATTTGCCACAGTGGTTCCGTGAACTGCCATTTGATGATGGTGAGATGGAAGCTACTGTGATTACTCAAAAAATTGATAATCTTTTGGGTGTGCTTGCTTGGGATCTAAATACTGCCACCGATACTGCCAATACTTTTGAAAGCCTGTACGAATTCGAATGACGCTCAGTAGACTAGTTGCATTACGCAATCATCTTGACACTATTGACACCGACCCTGTGTCTAAGAGTACCTTGCTCCATCTGGAGTCTATTATCTCCAACATTGATTCCTATGAACAAAAATTTGGTGGTGTTCAAGAACAGCTGATTGACAATTGCAATAGTATCACCAAGTCATTTGAATCATTTAATAAAACAATAACAACTTTTAAAACCCTAGTAGATGCCAATATTGCTGTATGGGGCGAGCATTACTACAAGAAAACAAGCGAGATATACCGTCAAGTTGCAAAAAACAATCGTGGTCAACAGGTGGTGCAAGACGAACCAAGTCTGCCAGTTGAGGTAGAATCCTATCTCCGAGCTCGTTTGTCAAGATATGCTGACTGGCATTTTCCCGGTGCAATAATACAACCCGGTACTGGTCGTTGGATAGAAAATTTAGTGGCACTGGATCCTCTCTACCTAATAGACAGCAACCAGGATCTTGTGCGGTCAAGTTTGGAGGGTTTTAATGAACAATATCAAAATCGTTTAAGATTTTATTCTTTACAAGAAGACATACCGATAGAATCCAGTCTTGATCGACAAGGAACTACAGGATTTAATCCCAGACTACCAGCAAATCAATTCTGGATAGTATTTGCATATAATTTTTTTAATTACAAACCGTTGCACATAATAATACAATATCTTAGCTGGGTATACACGTTACTGAGACCAGGCGGAAACTTTGTGTTTACCTTTAATGATTGTGACAAATGGGCAGGGGTAGATCTAGCCGAGCGGAATTTTGCAGCCTACACCCCGGGCAAAATGATTTTTGAAAACTGCCGAGAAATTGGGTTCACCATCACCAACTGTTATGACATTAATGGTGCTAGTGCTTGGGTAGAGTTGGCCAAACCTGGCACAGTAGAAACCAGGCGCGGTGGGCAGTCATTAGCCAAAATTGTCGATAAACCGCACAATATGTAGTACAATACAACACAGGAGAACATATGAGAGACTATTTGTTAGATATCGTTAAAAATACCTTTGATCTAGGTTTTATTACCGCAGTCAAGGTCACTGGCAGTGACAAGCTCACACAGATTGACGCAGTAGGTGAAGACCGTACCGTGGTAGTTGCCGCGGAGTTCCATGCCCCGGTACAGGACTTTCAAGGACTGTTTGGCATGCCCAATCTTGACAAACTCAAGATTCTTTTGAATCTCCAAGAGTACCGAGAAAACGCAGTGATCACTGTAAACCGGCAAGATCGTTCGGGTACTGGACAAATGGATGCTGTGGGTCTACATTTTGTAAATGCCGCCGGTGATTTTCAAAATGACTACAGATTCATGACAGCAGAAGTAGTGTCAGAAAAACTCAAGACAGCTAGGCCAAAAAAATCTCCCAACTGGGTGATTGAATTTGAACCCACAGTGGCCAGCCTACTGCGACTTAAAATGCAGGCGCAGGCACACAGTGATGATCGCTTGTTCAAGGTCAAAACTGACAAGGATTTATTGAAACTGTCATTAGGTGATCATAGTACCCATGCTGGGGAATTTGTATTTCATGCTGGAATCACTGGACAACTTAAAAACACATGGTGTTGGGCTGCCAAGGAAGTGATATCTATCCTAGAGCTTGCAGGTGACAAAGTCATGCGCATTTCAGATGAAGGTGTTGCCGAGATTACAGTAGATTCCGGCTTGGCTGTGTATCGTTTTGCTTTACTGGCACAGACTAAATGATTCCAGCATTGGTTCGTCGAGGATTTGGGTATGGGTCAGGTATGATTGATCCGGGTCGTCAACGTTTCTTGCTTAACATACCAAAGAATGCCAGCAGTTACATGTTAGATTGGTCCAATCGCCATGGTTGGAATTCTGCATTGATTAGCAATCATCCTGACATTGACGAATTGATAATTATCCTAAGGGATCCAGTGCAACGTTGGGTCAGCGGCCTGGCACAGTACATTAGGTCATACATATTGTCGGTACACGGTCCCAACGGTCCAATTTTTCCCGGGGAACTCATTACCAAGCATGACTATGTCATGACAGGTGAAAGTTTTTGCAGTCTCTATAACGATCTTACAGAACGCTTGTTGTTTGATGTCATAGACGCATTTGACGATCATGTGTGGCCTCAACACCAATTGATTCCCGAAGTTTCGTCAAATGTGAAAAAAACTTTTTTCTTTATGGATCACACATTTGATCAATCAATCGGCAGCTATCTTGGATTCACGCCCGTGACTGATCTAGATCGCAATCGTGGCAGCGTCAATCAAGACACAGCTCAAGTGCAAGAATTTTTACAGCAACGTCTACTGGTTCGTCCTGAACTGGCAGCACGTATTAAAAAACACTATCGTAAAGATTACGATTTGATTTCGAGGGCATTTGGTGTCTGATATACCACACGATTTTACTGCCAATCAAAAAGACTATGCTGTGTTTCTACCAGCCATCAGCAGTTTTTACAGCACCTACGTTGGTCGTCAACGATTTGAGCCCTATGTAGATCCT